TGATCTCTTTTTGTATGCCTGCCATAGATGCCAAACTTTTTAGCATCACATTGCATTTTTGATTGCTCAAAGGTTTTAAAGTATTCCCCAAATGTTTAAGAATTTTTTTCAGTGTTTTGCCTATGGGCAGCACTACATGTGTTTTGTTTTTTAATGCCCTCAGCTTTATGTGATCCTCCTCTATATTGGCCATGCTGAATCTGCCCCAGTCAGAATGCCTCAAGCCTGTGTAGCATGCCAGCAGAAAATAGCACAGGGTGTCATGCATTGATTTGCTCATAGGTTTGTCTAGCAGATCCACCATCAGTTTCAATTCATGATCCACCAGGTACACCCTGTCTGTCTGCTGGTATCTAGGTTTTATGTACTGATCAAATGGATCATCAAAAATCAGTTTTTCTTTCCTGGCTTGTTTTATGATCCTGCTGACATACTTGATGGTAGTGTGTATGGTGTTTGGTGCTAATGGTTTTTTTCTGCACCAGGTCTCAAACTTTCTCAGCCATTCCACTGTGACATCACTGATCAATAATTGCTCACCTCCAAAGTCTATGATCCTGTTCAATTTTGTCTGATCCCACTTGACCTCTTTTGCATATTGTTTGAATGACCTGGCCACTGCTACCTGGCCTTTGATGATCCTCTTTGATAGCTGCACACCCTGGATGCTGTTGCTGATTAAATCCCTTTCAATTTCGGCTATCTTTCGCCTGATTGATACATTGATCAGCTTTGCATTTTCATGCTTTAAAACAGCCCTGTTTTCATCATCCCACTGGTCTTTGTGAATCCTGTGTGATGTGTTTATGTAGGTGACTTTCCTGTCTACAGTGACAGCAATTTTGATGGATGCCATCCCTTTCTCATTGATCTTATGTTTCAGGATCACTGGCCTGATGGTGAACTTTTGCATAGTGGGTAAAACAGTGGGTAAAACAAATAGACAAACAAATGAACTAATAAAGCATAAAAATAGATAAAAATAGCAAACCCTGCAAATGCAGTGCAGTGGCTCAAATGCAGGCTGGACATGAAAAAGCCACTGGATCTCAGTGGCTTAGTTTTTGCTTTCGGTGGAGCTGGTGGGATTCGCTATGTCTTTGACATTCAGTATTTTAGATGTATGGGTAAAACATACAGACAAACAAATAATCAAAATTTGACATTGGCCAGGTCTTTACTCAGCTTTGCTGCACACTTTTGCATCTGCTTTTTTTCCTCATCAGTGAAATCAATGGGCTGTTTGTTCCCATCAAATCCCCTCAGTTTGTGGTAGTAGTTTGTGATCCCAGTGCAGTACCTGGTGAAAAACTGCCTGGCTGGTACTATCTTGAAAAATTCCTCTCTAGTCATATCCATGTGTTTAAACTGTCTACATCAAATGTTTTGTCTTTTGCCACTGGTTTCGGCTTTGTCCTGTTTTTATCAGGTGTGCTGTAGCCCTTATTTCTGCAATATACATCTACATCCATATATTGCAAACCCAAAGTAGTAGCCATTGTTTGTTTCATTTCCCACTGGTAGTTTCTATCAATGTAGTCTTTCTCAGCTATTGATAAGGTTTTATACCTTTTCCCTTTTGGCATTGCTGCCAGTCTGATGAACTCTGCCATAGTGTTTGTTTATTTACAGAAAGGATCTTGCAGCATAGCTACTAATGTGAAAGCAGTGATCAGGATGATGATGGCTTGAATGCCATAGTTTGTTTCTTTTTTCATAGTTTATTGTGTTTAGGATTCAAAAATAGTAAAGTATGTTTTACTAGCCAAATTTATTTTAACGGCCATGCATACACTAAAAAAGCCCACTGTAGAAACAGCAGGCCTTACCACACTATGAAAAACTATTTTTACTCTTTGAATACTGTGTACATTTTAGTAGTTACCACTCTGCCAAAATATACCTTATAGATATTGATCCCCATGTCATCACATTCCTTTTTCAATGCATTTTTTATGGCTGTCAATGTGCCTTTCTTTTTGATTTCATCCCATTCACAGTCTGACAGGTAGTCTGCAATGATTCCCCTGGAAATGTCATGAATATTGCCGGCAGCCTCATTTGCATCCATCAAATATTTTTTTGCATCTATGATGTCAAATTTGATGATAGGCTCTACACTCACCTGTTTATTGTCAATAGTAGTGATGTCTACAGGGCTGACATGATAGGTATCAATAGTCTTTATGACTGTGTGTATCTCATCAATAAATGGGATCTTGAAATTTACACCCTCATGCACATCTCTTTTGTATTTGCCCAGTCTTAGCAATACACCTGATTCATAGCACCTGATTATGTACATAGGGCTGATATAGTCTCTCCATTGCTCTCCTAGCCATTCTAGTATTCTTATTAAACCATCTAGCATGATCTCTATTTTAGGTTTCTATAAAATTCATTTGTCAGGTACTGCAGCTGGTATGCATACACTTCCTCTGTCTGATCTATCAATGGCACACTAGCCCAGTTCATGATAGCCACAGTAGCATGTAAAAGTTCATGTGCTACTATCTCTTTCTGCACCTCAGGCATCCATACCACAATGCTGCCACCATTCACAAAGGTCAGCCCTCTAGCTTCAAAATCTTCTATCCTGGCAGTGGTATCAATCTGTCTGATGATCTCATAGGATTTGTTTACATCCTTATTGATCACTACCACTACATCCAGGTCAAATGTTTTGCCTGGTATTGAAAACATTTTAGGCTCATGATCCTTTTTGTAGTTTACAGCATGCAGCACTGCAGCTATCAATATGATAACTAGGCCTTGCTTCATTATGCTGGATCTTTTAGTATTGCCTCATCAGGTCTGTCAATCTCAGGGATGGACACTCTCTGTCCACCTCTCACAGCACCTAGCAATTTTCTTAACTCTGTTTCCACTGCATACACTTCCTGTAGTTTTTTAACTAACCAGGATTCCTGATCTTTTGCTGTCATTTTGTTAAACCCTTTAGGCATTTTCATATTCAAATTCTATTAATAGGTCAATGTAGTGTTTGGCTTTTTTTAAATCTTCTACCCCATTTTTCTCTCTATGTCTCATCACATACTTGATGATGTTACCCTCTATGAATGGCACATTGTTAGCATGTATGAACTCAGTAGGCTGGATCTTGTATTTAGCATAGTGACTGCCAGCTACCTGGATCTCTGATGCTTTACAGGATTTCGCCATTGTATATCCTTTTATTGGTCACTGAATAGGTTTTATCCTTATGTACCTGGATATGGGCAAAGCCATGTGCATAGTTTGATACTAGTGGGCTGTAGTCAGGTTTTAGTTCACACAAACATCCTGTAGACCAGGTAGTAGTCATCTCACCATCCATGTTTGTTTCTGTATGCTCAGATACTTTGTGAACATGGCCTATGATTGTAGATTGCTTTGCTTTCATGTACACACCCCTGGCACTATTCACTGGTGCAAAAAATCCCCTCATCACATGGTGTCCATGTGTGATAGATAGATGTCCAGCTTTTACCAGGACATTGTCATCAATGCTGTGGATCTTGTATTTGTTAAAATTCAATAGGCTCTCCATTCTAAATTCCTCTATGTCCAGGATCTCAGGTGCTTTCACTCTCATGTATGCCTCTAGCCTGATGTCATGATTGCCTTTAAGGAAATAGATCTGCTGTGTAGGGAATGCCTCACGCATAGCATCCAGGAATGCCTTTGCTGTGTCTATTTCAAACTTTACTGATCTCTTTGCTGGATTCTTTTCAAATCGGCTGATTAAGCAGAAATCCATCAGATCACCATTGATGAAAATGGTATTTACTTTATGATCTATGCCATACTTAAATGCTGCAGTGACAGCTGACACATCATGATAAGGTATGTGCAGGTCTGATATTAATAGGATGTTATTACATCCCACAGGCAAATGAAATGGTTTTCTTTCCTCTGCACTGCTCTCAGGTAGTTTAAACGGATTGTAGTTGTATTGTAGATCCTCTTTTTTGTGGCCTGTTTGCTTTCTGCCTTTCTCACCGGCTTGTCCTCTTACATAACGCAATGCACCTCTAGCATCTTCAATATCTTTGAATAGCTTGTCATTTTCTTTGTAGATTTTCCTGGCTAGGGTTAGTGTTGGTGTGTCTGCAAATCTCTCATGATACTGCTGTGCAGTTTGCTTTTTTGGATTTTTCAATTTTCATAGGTCATTAAATTTTCTCCCTCACAGTCTCTTATCACTATATTAACACAAAGCCGTTTTTGTCTACCTTACCGGCTGTGTGCAATGCTTTCAATTCATATATAGATTTTCCATAGGTTTTTTGAAAATGTGGTAGATCTAAAAATTTCCAGTCACCACCCCATTCAAATCCGTACCTCTTAAAAATCTGTACTACCTCCATCCAGTCTGCTTTCTTATCACCATCAAAGTCTGACTTAGTATCCCAGCTTGCAGTCTCAAATGATCCATTTTTATCTTTGTCCAGGATCAGCACAATGTCAATGGCCAGGCCATAATTGTGATAAGACTGCCCACCTTTGGCATTTGTGACTATTTTACCAGGTTTTGTTCTGCCCTGGGCAAATAGTGCATCTTGCTCTGCAAATGTCCTCAATGTGTATGCAAACCTGCACATAGCAGATCCTGATAGTGCAGCCACAATCTCATCATATAGTTCTGATGCCTCATCCCTCAGTTTGGGATGTAGCAGCTGTATTCTCTCTAGTGTCTTTTGATCTTTCATACTTTATTTTTTCAAATATGGTCACCCCCAGCACTGCTGCTGAAAACATTAGGAATCCCTCAAAAACGAATTGTTTAGTATTAGGTAGGTAGCCCAGGACAATAGCATTGATGAATGCCACTATGCCGGCAAATCTTTTGCTGCTTACTTGCCCATCATTAGATAGTAAATGCTTTAAAAACTGCATAGATTTTCTTTCTGCTTATATATAGCAGAACTGCAGCTATTATCACAATGATCCACATCCAGTTTAGTCTGTATGTTTTCTTATCCTTTATGACTGCCTTTTCTTTTACAGTCACAGTATTCCTGGTATCATTGATGATTGCCTGATCTTTGATCAGCTGTGTAGTTTCTTTTTGATCTTTTTGCTTTGCTTTCTTTTGCCTGATTTCTTTAATGGAACTAGCCGGCAGGTCAAACTGCCCATCTTTAAAACTAACAAACCCAGTGGCTGTGTCTTTTAGCACTACCACTAGGTCACTAGTTTCTATTTCTTTGTTTGTAGATGTGGCAATACTATCTGTAGTGATAGTCTGCCTGGATTGATCTACTGATACAGCTGTGCTGTCTTTCCTTTGCATGCTGGATGCTTTGTGCATCATTGAGCAGCTAGACAGCAATACAGCTAGTATGATCAGTCTCATTAGTCTCTGTCCTGTTTGTTTTGGATTGCAATTGCCAATTGATTGATAGTATTCAGGATATGGTCTAGCTTTTTGGCAATGATGTCATCTTGTTTTTCAACCATGTTCACCCTAACCTCTAATTCTTTTAGTTTCAAACTTACTTTCACATAAATGCTGATAAGGCCTGCTATTATTGCTATAGCCTGACCAGCTAAAAAGATCACTAGACTATTTACCATCTCCTATTTGTTATCTATCAATTTTAAAAATATTGGATAGATCTCATCAGTTTCAATTGCTGCTACTGTGTCAATAGTCAATTCACTTGACCATAACTCAGATACATTGATGTCTTTCTCAGCAGTTAGTAGATCCTCATGCTCTTTGTTGAAATCTGCAAACTTTTCCTTTTCTATGGTGACCATTCCATCCTTTTCCTCACCATATTTTTTGAAAAGATCCTGTTTGTGATCTTCATATAACTTGAACTCATCACCCACTAACTTCGCCAATCTTGACAAATACAGCTTTGTTTTCATGTTTGTCTTTTGTTTCAACAAACCATGACTGATGATCTCTACAGATCCATCTTGTTTTTGCTTTGTGATTCCGTTCAATTCGTAGTGTAGTGCCACTACCTCATGTAGTTTCAATTTCATTGCTTTCGTGTTTTCTATATATAGCTTTTTTTCACCTTTTTCCTATGTCAATGTCAGTGACAATTGACTAGCTGCCCAGTTCCAGGTGTAGGTGTTCCCTGTCCTATTGGTGTAGTCAGTTCCTGACATTGTCAGATTCCCTGTTCCCAGGATCACATCAGTGACTGATCTGATTTCCCAATAATAGCTGGCCTGACTGTCCAGGTCATCATCAATACATTTCAAATACAGCTTTGTAGCTGATACTGTTTGCCCATTGTGCCACACAGACACAGGGCTGATTGTTTTGGTCATTCCGTTTGTTTTGTGGTGTGCCACATAACACACCTGGTTTATTAGTTCAATATTGCTTTTAAAGATTCAATCTCTGCTTGCTGCTCTTGAATTGCTTTAACTAAGATTGGAACTAATTTAGAGTAATCTACTGACTGCATTGTTTCCCCATCTTTATCACCAGTTACAGAATAAGGAATTACGTCTGCTAATTCATGAGCAATAACTCCATACATTCTCGTATTATCTGATTTCCACTCATAATCATAAGTTTTAATCTTAGATACTAAACTTAATCCATCGTAGTTTTTAAAATCTTGTTTTAATCTATAATCAGAAGCTGTATTGTAAGAAGTTGAGGAACCATTTGTAAAGATAGAGCCTACTGCACCATTTGCATTTGAAAATACTAAATGTCCTTCTGAGCCACTGCCAGTTCTTACTGAATGAATAGTATAACTTGTAGATGATAAATTAACTTGAGTTGAACCAAAGTCATTACTTGTAGTTCTAATTAATAAAGCCCCTGCACTAGTAATACGGACTCTTTCGGTATTATCAGTTATAAATGTAATTGCATTTGGATTTGTTGCATGACTTGCTCCATGAAAAA